CCTGTGACCATGAAGTTCGCCGAGCCGCGGAGAGTCTTGCGGTGGATCGTGTTTGCAACGTCGATGACTGTCTCGACGAGTGTCTCGTACCACTCGCGGACTGTGCCCGTGAACTGCGGTCCGATCGAGAGCGCCGGGGCGAGCGTGACTGCCTGACCCGTCGTCTTGTTGACGAAGCGGCCGGGGGCGCGTGACCAGTAGTAGTTGGCGCCGTTCGCCTGTGTGACGAGGTCGTTCAGGATCTCGCGGTCGATCTCAAGGGCGATCTGCTCCGAGAGGATCGAGGTGAGCTCAACCTCAGCGTCCATGCTGTGGTAGGCGTTGAGGTCTTGTGCGAGCTCTGGCGACCAACGTGCGCGGAGCTTGCGGGTCGTTGCCGTGATTGCGATCGACTCGATCTTGATGTCGATCTCGGGGATTGCAGGCTGCGGCGTCGAACCGAAGTCAGACTCGAACGAGGGAACAGTGAGCGTCGCTCCGCTGTTGCTGTCGACCGTGAGGCCTGCCTTGAGGGAGAACGTGAAGCGTCCGCCCGCTGCACCGACGAGCTGCGCCGCGTTTGCGCCCTTGACGACCATCTGCACGTGCGTTCCGTTCAGTGGGTCGACGGTGAAGCCGTTGAGCGACCAGTTTCCGCGCTTGTTGAGGCGACGGAGGTTGAGCACTCCTGTTCCACCCTGGTAGGTCTCGCCCCATGCCGTCGCTCCGGTCACGCCTGCGAAGAGTGCGATCTGATCCACTGCGAGGAGGTCAGCCGCTGCGTTCGCTGTCGTGAAGAGAGAAGACGAGACGTAGAGGAAGCAAGCATCGAGGGCGTTCGTGGCGAGCGCTGTCTCGATCTGTCCGTCGAAGTCCATGTAGCGAGCGTTCGAGCCGCTGAAGTCAGTCGAGCCCGAGAGCATGCCTGCTGCGAATGGACCGTTCGCGTCTGCGCCCGACCAGTAACCGAGTGCGGTCGTCGCTGTTGCGAGCGAGGTTCCGACGAGCGAGCCCGTCACCTTGGAGTAGCCCGTGCCTGCGAGGTCGTACATGCCGCCCGTTGCAAGCGATCCGCTCTGGATGCCTTTGCCCGTTGGGTTGTTGTAGACAGACTGTCCGCGGGTGTAAACTGACTCACCGCTCTGTGCCGAACCGACGTTCGTGCCGTAGGTGTAATCCAAGTAGAAGATGAGGCCTGAGGGGAGGCTCATCGGCTGGATCGACACGAGCTCGTTGGCGACGAGGCCGCCGAACACTCTGCGGACGATCGGGAAGGCGATGTTCGTGAAGCCCTGGATCTGGCCGCTCGATGCGACGTTGCCGCCGCCGGTCGAGAGGCTGTTGCTCTCCTTGAGGACCTGTGCTGCCTGGTTCTCGAGGAGCTGTGACATGACCTCTCTGCGTGTGCCGTCGAGGCCACGGAGGAGGCCTGTGCGGCTCCATTTCTCTGTTAGACGGGCACGCTCAGCGCCGACGTGGCGCTCTCTGATGCCCTGTGCAAGCTGATCAATCGTAAAGCTTTTCATGTGGTTTCTCCTATAAACAAATTGAAAGATTAATCTATGTGCCCTCGGGTGTCACTTTGATATGCCCGCGAGCTTTGCCCAACGCTCAGCCTCGAACCCTTCGTTCAGTGTCTGGGGCGATGCAGAACGTGTCGCCTGTGAAGATGAACCGAGGACTCGGCTCTCTGTCACAGTCTTACGAGGAGCTGCCAATGTCTTGGCGAGGCTCTCGTATACAAGCTTCACCTCACGGAGCGTCTCCGCTTCGTCGAGCTGCGCGATGACCTGCGATTTCTGACGCGAGGTGAGCGCTTCCGACTGGAGGAGCTTGTTCGTGAACATGAGCTTGGCGTTGAGCAGATTCGTTTCTGCCAACTTGTTGCGGAGCTGTGCGGATGCGCCTGAGCTCGCAGCAGGCTTACTTGCGACGTTATTCGAACGTGCGCTCTGTCGCGCTCTTGCTTCTGCTAGCGCGTTTGATAGACTGTTGAAACGCTTCACTGATTCGTTGTAGCGTTTTGCAAAGTTTGTGTATGCAGCTTTGTGCTCGGCGCCGCGACGTGAAACGTCTTTGCGCTCAGCAAGAGTAGTCGACTTGCGGAATCTTGCCTGAGCTGCTTCGTAAAGACGCGCAGCAGAAGCTGCTCTGCTCTTGAGGGTCTCCTGAAGCTTCAGCTCGTGGGCCATGCGTCGGCGAAGCGACTCAACAGGCATCTCGCCCGTGGGCTTCTCATCTTCATGAGCGGCGCCTTCGTTCGTGTCATCTTCGTTCGGGCCGCAATCAGACTCTCTGAGAGAGAGCTCGAGGGGATCTCCCATGTCATCAGCTTCGAAGTCTTCTTCTGAAGAGACGTCGCCTGGGCCATGGCCCCAAGCCTGCACGTCTTCTTTTGCTTCACGGAGAGCCTTCATGCGAGAGATCTCTCTGCGAAGCATGCCCTCGTCGATCTCGACGATGACGTTGTCGCTGAGGCGCCGAGACTCGTGCGCTGTCATCTCTTCGACTTCTTCTTCACCGCCCTCGGCCTCTTCACCCTCGGGCTCCTCACCGCCTTCGAGGTCAAAGTCTAGGCTTTCTTCGCCTTCTTCGCCCTCAGAATCTTCGGCTTCTTCACCCTCGGGCTCTTCGCCTTCGGCGGACTCGCCCTCTTCGCCCTCGCCTGCGACAAGCTCAACGCCTAGGCTATCAAGCGCATCTTCAAGCTCATCGGGCACACCTGTGAGCTTTAGCAAAATTTCTGCTTCGTCCAAACGGCTCATTCTTTTTTTCATTTTTTTGATCTCCTGAAGCTTTTCTACTTTCTTTAAACAGTTGTGAATTTTTAGGTTGTACCCAAGCTTTTGGGACAAGCTGTCGGCATTTTCTTTTACAATCTCTTGCATCTTGCCGAGCGATGCCACCAATCCAGCCAATTCTTCAGCTGAATATTGAGAATTTTCTGACAGCGACAAGAGCTGCTCTAGCTTGTCGATGCTTTTAGAAACATAGGCAATGGCGTCATTCTTATTTTCTGTAGCTGTGCTCTCTCTCACGAGCTCATCGAGAGAGATCACGCTTTCTTGATTTGCAGTGGAATTATCCTTAGGATTACCTTTAGGATTACCATCTGGCGATGTGTCCGTCAGAAGATTATTGTCATCTTTTTTTTCTTCTGGCTCTTTTTCATCTTCATTATAAGAAGACTCTCCCAACAGCTCTTTTTCTATAAGCTCTCTGATGCGAGGCGCGACGGCTTCGACGACAGCGCGCTTAGCGTTGTCTTCTGCAATTTCTTTTATTTTTTTTACATCAGCAAGTGCTTCTTCATAGAGCTGTTTTGACATTTGTTTCTCCGTAAACTCAATATCACGTCGTAGAATCAGACGTGCCTAGCTTGCCGCTGCCGCCCAAGACGAGCGCAGCAATCTTCTTTGCGTGCTCGGCGGGAGACCTTGTGCCCGTCGTCGGCCCGCCTGGGACGTAAGACGGCTTGAGGTCAGACGCCTTGAGGCCTGGATCACTGTTCTTGTCGATTCCCTCTGTTTTGCCCGGTCCGGGCGAAGAAAGATCTGGTGCAAAAGAATTTGCAGGATCACCAGGGTTCTTCCAGGCACCCTCTGCGCCTGCAAGAATGTCAGGGGCGAGCGAGTAGTCTCTGTTCACACCAGGGCCAAAGTACGTGTCACCTGTGACGGACGGCGTCGTGAGGTACTGGTTTCCAGCTGCGACGACGGTGGCTCGGTATTCTTTCTCTTGTCCCACGAACGCGCTTGTAGGAGAAGCAGGGAACAACTTGCTCAACAGTATGTTTTTAGGATTAGCTTCAGGAGCAAAAACTGTGTATTTTCCTTGACCCGGCATTGAATTCTCCTTCTACGTTCGTGTATATATGGAACTGCGCAATAATCAGACGCCCTTTAGCAAGGCTTTCGCTTCACGAATCTTTTTTAAGCGCTTGGCAAGGCGAGCTTCTTCGAGGCCGAGCGCCTTGTAATAGTTGTGCGGATTCTCTAGCGTGTCTGCGAACTCGTCAGCGTCGACTTCGTCAGCGTCTTTCGCTGCGTCTTCTGTCGATTTCATCGCCTTGAACTTTGCGACTTCTTGCATCACGATCTTCTTTAAAACGTTCGACGTTAATTTCATTTGCGTAACCTTTCGTGCAAATATATGTGTTAAATATTCGTCAAAAAACAAAATGTCAAAATTTCTTCGGAACGTTCATGAAAGCAAGCGCTGCCCACTTAGAAGCTGCCTCATCGCCGAATAAGTCTTCGGGCTTGTTTGCTGCAACGACGCTCTCTACTGATCCTGCAGGCGCTGGAATGTGCTTGTTGTTTTCGTTCATCAGCATCGCAGGAAGAGTTGTGCTAGCAGTGTCTGCCAAGATCGAAGCGAGCACGGGGTCACCCTTCGACTCAAACTTGATGAGGTCGTTGATCCTCTTCTTTTCAAGGAGCTCAGACTGCTGATTTGATCTTGCTGTGACGCGCTCTTGTTGCACTGTTGCAAGAGGCCTTCTAGAAAATGTTTCTTTTATCTTGGTCGGACCGATGCCTTCAGACAGTATCTCCAGCATGCACTCCTTCACAATTTCTTTTAGGTGATCTCTTGATAATTTCATCGCTACTCCTGCAAATTTTCTGAATTATATCCTCACGGGCGCAAGAATGTCATTTATTATCCTGTTGATGCGGTCAGATTTGTTGAATATGTTCTTCAAAGACGCTGCATCCAGAGTTTTCCCTTCAGCCATCATGAAGGCGCCGGGTGTCGATGGTTCAGACACGTAGTCCCAACATATGAGCTGAAAATCGTCTTGCACCACCTGATAATCTCCCTGCTTCTTCGTAGAGCCCACACCTCTTGAAGAAATACCGAGCTTCACTCCGCTCTCTACGAGAGATTGTAGGATTTTTCCCGAAGGTGTGTCGAGTATTTCTACTGATCCGTACACGACGTCTCCTTCTAGGTACGCTTCTTTTATGATGTGAGAAACATTCTTTAGATTCACGACAGACGAGTCTGGGTGGTCGAGCTCACCAAGCGCACGATTTTCAGCAATAAACTTTTGATAATTCCTAATCTCTCTTTCGAGAATTTTTTTTAGGGTAAATTCTGCCATTCTGATTCAAGGTGTCTGCCTTCTGCAGTATTCCTTTCATCGTTATTTTTCCGTTGTTCTTTTCTCTCGACTCCTTGATCATCTCAGGAGTGTAATCAAATATTTCGTAAGAATTTAAAAGCCTCAAGTCAGCCATTTGACCCTCCCGACGTCAGCTCTTCTACGAGCTTTGCGTATAACATGTATTCAGAAATCGAAGAATCGTCCACCTTGGTCACGCCTTCGGTGAGCTTCTCTTTTATGCTCATCAAACGTTCATGCAAGTATAAAGAAGAGTCTTCTGACGAGATGTAGGACTCAATCGACTCGAGCAGCTTCTCTCTGATTTCTTGCATCTTTTTTGTCATCGTGCCCGCATCATCGTTCGCTGTCGAGAACGCGTATGCTTTTATGAGAGACTTTTGATCAGGAGTCAAGTTTCCATCATACTTTTCGCTCAGCTTCTTCATCATCACCTTCAAGACGAGGCGGTTCGTGCCGACAGAATTTTCGTTTATCTTCTGAGGAGATTCTTCATCTTTATGTGACGTGAGCCACTTTACTAGCTGGTCTTCGTACTCTGCAAGCCTCTGTAGGTCTACGTCTTTAGCCCTCCAGCCGTTGACTAAGCCCTGTACTGTTGCAAAAATCTTGTATTCTTTGACGTGTTGGTCATAGAAATTTTCGTCTTGAAGCTGATGGTTAATGTTCTTGATCAAGATCGACTTCTGTCGATCGAGCGCTTCAAAATCGATGCTGCGTGCGGCATTTTTTGCTTCTGAGATGATCGATGCAGCGACTGCCTCAGAAGAAACTGTCGTTTTGATCAAAGAATTTATGAGTCTAAATTCTCTATAGAGCTCAGTGCCGGGCTTAAAGCTTTGTTTTATTATTCGCAGCGCTTTTGCTGATCTCTGCTTGTCATTTTCGACGAGCGAGCTAGAAATAGTCTTTATCAAAAATTCGTATAGCAATCCTGTGTTTCTTTTTTTGTTGTGCGAGGATGACATTCAGGTCAATTCCTTTCAAGTGCTGCGCATGTGTAGTAATAGATATTGAGAAATTTACTCTATTTCAATGTCTAATGAATCTTCTTGTGATTCTACCAGCAGTCCATCGGACTTCTTCCTGCTGATTCCTAAAGAATTGGTCATCTTTCTTAGAGAAGACAGCAAGTCAGGTGATAGACTAGTGTGGATCTTTGTGCCTTTGAAATTTAGAGATTCTAATTTTAGAGCGGATGCGTCGTATGGATCATCGAGCGATTGATAAGAAGAAACCATCTCTTTGAAGTCCGGCTCATGCAAAGAGTGCTTTTTTCTCCTTCCGCTGTTGTATTGTGCTCTTTCTTGACTATACGGTGATTTACCCCACGCATGCTTCTTTGCTTTGGGAGATTTTTTGATCGGAAGTGCGTCTTTTTCATAAAGATTGGGCATGTCTCTTTCAGGCTCATCGATCGAAAGAAGAAGCTTCGCGTCGGGCGCTGCGTCATCTGCGGGTTCGTCAGAGGCGAAGAGGTCTCCTCCTTCTTCTCCACCAGCAGGCTCCTCTTCGCCGCCTGCAGCGGGCTCTTCTCCTGCCTCAGCTCCGCCCTCTTCTCCCCCTCCTCCGAATAGATCTTCTTCTCCTCCGCCTTCTCCACCTTCACCTGATGCAGCAGCTTCGACTGCTGCATCAATTATCTTTTCTTGCTTTCTCTGTTCATTGATGGCTGCGATCTGCTCGTCATTCAAGCCCCAAATTTCCCTTTGAATGAACTGCTTGCTGCCCATGCCCTCAGGAAGAGCTCCGCCAATTTCAAACTTCGATCTCCACAGCTCTAGCTTTTGCTGTTGAGCGACAGTCGAAGGATTAGAGAGGCGCAGAACGAAGTTCTGCAAATCTTCGTTGTCAAATCCGTGCGAGTACAAGTGTATGATCGCTAGCTTATTTAGCTCTGAGATGATCGTCTTTTGGATGACGTTGATGGTCCTAGAAAACCTGATGTCTTCTTGCGCTAGCGTAGCTTTAGAAGACAGCATTTCATCATACCCGAGATAAGCTCTAGGGATCTTTAGGGCTGCGAATAGCTTTTTCTGGATGTACGCAACGTCTTCGACGGAGGCTGCGTTTTGTCCTCCTGCCAGTGTGTCAATCTTCGTTCCGCTCTCGCTCCCGCGGACGGGTATAAAATAGTCGTCTTCAACGCTGAGCGGAGAATATCTAAGGTCAACGCGACCAGTGTTTCGATCGATGACTTGGTTGGTTCGCAAGTTTTTCCTCTGCTCTTCGACGTACATCGGAACGTTTTCTGGTGGGATGTTGGCTACATCGACGTAAAACACTCTGCGCTCCGGTGCGCGAACGACGCGGTACACCAGCATGGCATCTTCCAATAGGATCAACTGTCGCCAGATTCTTCTCGCTGCCTCTATTGCTGAAGAGCCGTATGGCAAGAACATGTCGTTCCCTATGTATCTGAAGTGTGTGACTTCCCAATTTTCTAGAGTTCTATTTCCCATCGTAGTCCACCGATACCTCACAGCGAACGGGTCTTCTCTATCGTAGTTCTCTTCTCTCTCTATTTCGTTGACGGGAATGGGAAACGCGTTTATGACTCCTTGGGTCGGAGACACGTCATTGTAGAGAAAAAAGTCTCCATATTTGACTAGATTTCTTGCCCAAGAACGTAAATTAAATTCTACGTTCAACGTATTGTAGAACAGATCTTCTAATATCTCTTTGATCTTTTCGTTGTCAGAATATACATGCAGCACTCTGCCCTTTTCATCTTGGGCGCATGTTTCATCTGCGTATATATCTAAAGCAGCCGCGATCTCAGGAGTATACTCCATCTCTTGGAAATCTTGGTACCTCATCAACCTCTCTGACAGGTTGTATGAATTTGCTGTTATTGTCGAATAGGTCGGAGATACCGACCTCTGAAACAGCAGAGCGGCTGAAGACTTCGTTTTATCAGACACTGCTATCGTCGTGTCAAGAGCACGAATCTTTCTCTTGACTACGGGCCCACTTTTGAAAAGCCTAGTCAGCTGTTGAAATAAATTTTTATTTTCTTTTTTTGCCACTTTGTTTTTGCAGTGTTAGTTGATATTACTTCTCAATATACATGCTGAATATTTCGATCTTCAATCTTCTTCAGCTTGTTCAGTGGGCTTCAACACGACTCTTGTCTTTTCTTTTTGAGGCGCTTCAATATAGCTCATTGGATTCTCTATCATCTGTTCAAGAGTTTCTTTGACCTGTCTCAAGTGCGGCGTAAGAGCATTTATCGCTGCTCGTGGAGCAGAAGATTCGAATTCTCCGATTTCGTCATATAGGTCTGTCACAGCGCTGATCAGGTCTTTGACTCCGGCAGCGTTGACGCTCTCCATCATGATTCTCTTCTGCATTTCGATCAACTGAGATAAATCTTGCGTATTTATTTTTTTTGACATGTTCAGCGGTGCCTCTCTTGTGCGCAATATATTTATATTTTCTTTAACGATATAACCACGATAAATCAGAAATTAGCGGATCTGAGTTCGCGTCGACGTGTTTAACCTGTGAAGGCTCACGGAGCTTATAGACGTTCTGAGGGTTCAGCCCAGTTGCAGCTCTGAGCGACGGAGATATGTAAGGCTGAGCACTGTTCGGTCCGTTCTGTATTTCGCTCAATTCTCTTCTAGAGATCCCTGTAGCCTTTAGCATCGCGTACGCCATCGCTGCCGCTGATTCGTTCGTGCCGCTCCCGTCTTCGACGAGCCATGCGCCGATCGCGAGGCACATGATTAAGTCGTCATGGCTGTCTTTTGACGCCATGGGCTTGTTGTTGTTCCACAC